CACCAACTCCAATACGAATGTGAACACTACAACTGCGACAAATAATAATACAAACTCAAATACAAATTTAAACACTTCGGTAAATACGAGCACTAATTCCAATACGAATGTAAATTCCAACACCAATGTCAGCACAAACGCAAATACAAATGTGAATACGAATGTAAACACTTCTACGGCAACCAGTACATCAAATAATACGAATCAGAATACTAATATTAACCAAAGCACATCAACATCTAATTCAACTGTCAATTCAACAGTTAATCAGAATGTAAACAATACGAACAATTCAACTTCATCAAACACCAATCAAAATACTAATGTAAATCAGTCAACTTCTGAATCAAATGTGCAGACCAATAATGTTAATCAGAACAATAACAATTCCACATCAGAAAATACAAACAGAAATATTAATGAATCTAATAGTACGCAAACCATAAATCAAAACATTAAATCAGAAGCTCCACCTGCTAGTGCTATTGCTCCATCTATAATGTCTTATTCACAGGACTTATGTACAGTAGGTAGATCAGGTGCATTTCAAGGTCAAGTCTTTGGTTTCTCAAGTGGTAGAACAGTTACAGATAAAAACTGCGAAAGGTTAAAATTATCCAAGTATCTATATGATATGGGAATGAAAGTAGCATCAGTTGCTTTGCTTTGCCAAGATAAACGAGTGTTTCAAGCTATGTTTATGGCAGGTACTCCTTGTCCATATGAAGGTAAAATAGGCAAAGATGCAAACGCTGCATGGCAGGCAAACCCACAAAAAAGACCTGATAAAGATGATGCTTTAAAAGAATATATTGCTCAATGTACTCACGAATCAAACCCCAATAGAGAAAAAATAAATAAAGATGTTGTTGGAGCAGTTAAGGTTATCTACACTAGAAAAACAAAAACAAAAAGACAATGCAAAAAAGAATTTTATGCACAATAGCCTGTTTATTCAGTCTTAATGTATCAAGTGATTATCTTTATGAAGCTAATCAAAGTTTATATAACTTACAAATTAATTCATCAGGTTCAACAGGACTAGGTTCAAATGATGATTCAGTATCAGCAGCTTTTGATTTAGGTTTTACTTTTACTTTTTATGGTAATGATTTTACTAAAGCAAGGATGGCTACCAATGGCTGTTTGCACTTTAATCTAACAGGCAGTTATTGTGGGGATTACACCCCTGATCCTTTACCGCAATACACCAACACTTTATTTCCATTCTGGACTGATCTAATAAAAGATGGGGGTTCAGCTATGAAAGCTAAAGCCTTTGATGACTATACCATTTTTGGTTGGTATAACATGAGAGAATACAACCGAGCTAATTCCGACAACAGCATAGAAGTTTGGTTATACCCTAATAATACTTATGAGTATCGCTATGGCGAATTAGATATTATTAGCCATGATGTTTTAATAGGAGAACAGGGAAGTACCTCACAGATTTACACCTACCATTTCTTTGACGAGTGTAATACAGGTACTACTAATATTTCAGGAACTTGTGTAAGTTATGATTGGAACTCCAGTAGCAATGCAGTAAATACTTTATTGGAAGATGGTGGTTCTTTGTATGGTGATGGTACTGATCAATCGCTTTGTGCAACTGTACCTTTAACTTCAGTGAATTGTGCTGGTTATGCAGCAGCTTATCTAGTTCAACAATGTGCATTAAATTCTTTATATGATGATGAGTGTGATGGTTACGCAGCAGCTTATTTAACGCAACAATGTAATGTATCTCAACTTTATAGTCAGGAATGCCCTAACTATTGGTCTGCTTATGATGACCAACAATGTGATGATGACCCTCAATATGCACCTTTTTGTGCAGGTTATACAACAGAAGCATCAGTAGCCTATTTTAACGAAGATCAATTTGATTATGATTATGGATTTACTGAAGATGATATGTGGTATGACGAAGAATATGATGAATGGTTAGACCCCAATGACCCCTGTTATGAAAATAACTGTGTAGATTTTACTGATGCAGATTGGTATGCCCTAGATGTAGAACAGTTTGGTCAAGAGCAAGTTGATGATTGGTTTGGCACAGAGATAACTTTTAATGATACTGGTATGGTTGAGTGGGATTCAACGCCTATAGCATCTTATGATGATATAGATGTAATGATGGATGTATGGGATATTGAGCAAGAACAACATTATCAAGACGAAATATTATTAGAAGAATTTATATTCCAAGAAACGCTTTTAGTTGAAGATTACAGTGAACCTGAAACCTTTATAGAATTTAATAGCATAGAAGAACTAGATGAATGGTTTGAGGAAGAAACGCAAGAACGATTAGAAGAAGAAATGGCAAACCTAGATGAGCCTGAAGAAGAATTTATAGAGGAAATATTTGAAGAAGAAGTTGTGGAAGAAATATTTGAGGAGATAGAAGCAAGGCAAGACACTTTTGAAGAAGAACTTATTGCTGAAAGAGAAGAAGAACAAGCAGAAGAAATACTAGAAGAAGTAGAAGAAGAATTTGAAATTGTAGAAAAGGAAAATCGCAAAGGAAAAAATAGATTAATGTCTGTGGCTTTAAATGTAGTTAAAGATGGAATAAAAACAGCTACTAACAGCTACTCTAATACTCATACAGGCACTTCTAGTTCTAATACAACAACCAATACCTCCAATACAGCAAGTAGTACAACAAGCAGTAGTTCACAATCAGGGGGTGGAATTAGTACAACTAGCTCCCCAAGTGCATCAGATCAGTTTGCAAGTGCAACACAACAAACAAACCAAGTTTTATCTATGTCTGATACAACAAGTAGTTCTACAAGCATGAATGTATCTATAGTACCTTTGCCTACATTTGATAATTCAGCGTCTATGGTTGTTGCTGATGTACAGGTGCAAAATGTTCAGGGTCAAATTGACACAGCATCTTCAGGAGTTATGACTGTATCTGAAGCAGATCAAATTGCAGATAAAATTATTGCAGCAAATATTGAAGCTCAACAAGAGGTGATTGAACAAGAACAGGAAGCTACTGGTGAATATGGAGATGAATCAAAACTTATGGCACTTATGGGCTATGTGCCTGCATTTAATAATTATAGAGAAGTTACCATGCTTGATGCTACAGACTGGTATTCTAGTCAAGCAATCTACTCATCTGCTACACTAAACGATAATACTGGTGCATTTTATGGACTGGTAAATGAAAATTTAAAAGGTTTAAGTCAAATGATAAATGACCAACCTAATATTTGGAGATAGTTATGGATTGGTTTCAAAACAAAACAACACAACTAATTGCTCTTGCAACAATAGTTACAACTCTTGCAGGTTTTGGATATACAGGTGCTACTTATGTTAATCGCATAACTAACCTTGAGGCTAAAATTGGTGGTTTAGGTGAAACAGAAAACGAAATGAAAGTTATTGAAGAACGCTTTGCATCTATTGAAACATCAGTACAGTTTTTAGAAAAAGAAATTGATGGCATTTCTGTGCCTGATGTAACTGAAATTAAAACTGACATAGCTACTATAATTGCTGATTTACAAAGCCTTGATAAACAAATTAGTAAACTAGAAGATAAAAACCCATTAGCAAATTAAACAATGAAGTATTTTGCTTTGTCTATAGTTTTTTTTGGTCTTTCTTTTTCTCTTTTAATATTAGAGGCTTGTTCAGTACCAAACCCTAAACCAAAATACAATGATAAATATGATGCTGAAAAATGGAAAGCACAATATGAAGTATGTAAATCATTAATAGATACAGAACCTTGGATAGAATGTATGAAAGATTTTGATAAAGATGAGTAAAATTTTATTAGGTATACTTGTTGCATTAAGTTTGTTTACTTTTTTTCTTTGGAATGAAAATTCTAGGCTTGCAGAATTAAATCAAGCATTTGAACTTAGAGATTCTCAACAAAAAGAAACCATTAAAACTTTGCAAAGTGATTTTAAAACACAATCAGAAGGTTTATTAAAAATACAAGAAAGAAATAACGAAATAGAATTAGAAATGAGTCGTTATCTAGATATATTTAAAAGACATAACTTAACTAAATTAGCTATTGCTAAACCTAATTTAATAGAAACAAGGGTAAACAATGGAACAAAAAAAGTATTTGATAGTATTGAAGAAGTCAGTAGGACTATTGATAGTCTTGATGATGGTTTACAGTTGCAGCCTATTTCCGAGTAGACAACAAGTAGAAATACTTTCAAAACCTATAGAACGATCTATAGTACAACCAGTAATGCCTCGTCATATATCTCTTAATGAGCCATATTGGTATGTTGTTTCTGAAAAAAACTTAGATGAATTTTTAAAACGCATAGAAAAAGAAAGCGGTCATGTGGTATTTCTTGCTATGTCAGTTACTGATTATGAGTTAATGGCATACAACACACAAGAATTAAAACGCTATATCAGTGAGTTACAAGAAGTAGTAGTGTACTATAAAAAAGTTACTACACCACAGGAGAATAAATGAACATATCACAAGAAGGTATATCACTAATTAAAAAGTTTGAAGGGTGTGAACTTGAAGCATATAAGTGTGCAGCAAATGTTTGGACAATAGGTTATGGTCATACTAAAGATGTTAAAGATGGAGACTCTATAACTAAAGAAGATGCAGAATCTATGTTAGTTCATGAGTTGCAAGAATATTGTAATGCTGTAGATGAATCAGTTGAAGTACCTTTAAAACAATGTATGTTTGATGCTTTGGTATCTTGGACATATAACTTAGGTCCTAATAATTTAAAATCTAGCACTATGTTAGGAGTATTAAATCAAGGCAAATATGACGAAGTACCTGCTCAAATGAAGCGTTGGAATAAAGCTAGTGGCAAG